CCTGAGTACCTTGAGATCCAACAGAACCTTGAGTACCTATGAATCCTTGTGTTCCAGATAGTCCTTGTGATCCAAGATTTCCAGTTAGAGAAATATTCCAATCTGTTAACGAAGAACTATAGGATCCAGCTAGATCTGAATTGATTGTTAGAGTAGATCCAGAATATGAAGAGACAAATCCTTCAAACCAACCAGTTGATGGGGCTGAACTTGAAACTATTCTTACTCTATCTCCAACGATGAATGCATTCGTTCCTACCGCTTGATTCACAACAAATGGCAATGAGAATCCCGCACCACCAAATGGAACGTAACTACTTGTTGAAGTTAGTCCTGAATATCCTCCACCAGTAGAACCCTGAACACCTGTACCAGTTGCTCCAAGTGTTCCTTGTGTTCCTCTTGTACCTTGAACACCTTGTGTTCCAACTGAACCAGCACCCTGTGTACCTTGTGTTCCTGTTCCAGTTAAACCTTGAATTCCAGATATTCCTTGAGATCCAACGGTTCCTTGAGAACCAGATCCAGTTAATCCTTGAGTACCTTGTGTTCCAACTGAACCAGCACCCTGTGTACCTTGTGTTCCAGAACCAGTTAGACCCTGTGTTCCTGTGCCAGTTAATCCCTGTGATCCAGTAGTTCCTTGAGTTCCAGCGCCAGTGGTTCCTTGCGTACCAAATGATCCCTGACTTCCGCTGGCACCTTGAGTTCCTTGCGCGGTTCCTGCTGCACCTTGAGTTCCAGCACCTACACTTCCCTGTGTTCCACCAGAACCTTGTGATCCAGTAGATCCTTGTATTCCAGATCCAGTAGTACCTTGCACTCCTGATCCAGTTGTACCTTGTAATCCAGAAGTTCCAGAGGATCCTTGTGAACCAAATGTTCCTTGTGAACCAGATCCATTAAGTCCCTGTGTTCCTTGACTACCAGCAGTTCCAATTCCTTGTGTGCCTTGAATACCTTGTGATCCAACAAGTCCCTGTGTGCCTATACCATTAGCACCCTGAATTCCTATTCCAGTCAGACCTTGTAATCCAAATCCAGTTCTACCCTGCGCTCCTAGAGTACCCTGTGAACCTCTAGTGCCTTGAGTGCCAGTTGTTCCAAGAGATCCTTGAACACCAAGTGAACCTTGAGTTCCAGTGCTTCCCTGCACTCCTGCACCAGTTGTTCCTTGAACGGCGGTTCCAACTGCACCTTGAGATCCAATTCCACCCTGTGCAGATCCCGCAGTTCCTTGTGTTCCAGTTCCAATTATTCCTTGAGTACCAACTGTTCCTTGTGTACCAGTGGCACCTTGTGCAGATCCTGCTGTTCCTTGAATAGCTGATACGAATGCGTCAACCCATACATTGGCACCTGCTTCACCGTAGAATATTTTTAGTTTTCCAGTATTCGACTGCCACCAGAAGTCTGTATTGGCATTTGCTCCAACTGGTGGAACATCTGAAATGGTAATTTTTCCGTTGCCAGCACCAGTTCCAATTGCGCTGGAATTAGCTATTAATGCGAGATCAATATAGTTCGTACCATTTGCGGTTATTACTACGTTGATGGTTGCAGAGTTTTGGAAATTTACGTTGCCATTGGCAAGCTTAAGAACTCCACCAGAATCGATAGACATCCATCTCTGTGAATTCATGAGATAGGTAACTGAATTTATGAGGTTCAGATTTGGTCCTAGCGCCGTCGCAATGACTGTGCGGACTTGGGTGTTTCCCATCGATACATTAGAGCGAGTGGACATTTCTTATAGTTCCAATATGGTGTCCATCTATTTAGTCTACCCAGAAGTTGGTATTTGAAGAGCCTATGGAGTGTGATGACTCGCGATAGGCACTATTATTTAGGAGCAAAGAAAAGGGGACTCAACGTTGAGTCCCCTTCTTTTATCATCACATTGTCAAAGTGAATTGTATTAGCCCAATAGAAGAGCAACAAATTCAGGCTTGACGCAGAGTGTGCCCCATGCAAGACCCACTTCAATGTGGACCTGACGATAGGTGCGATACATCGCAACCTGATAGACAAGTCCAGACTTTGGATCTGTGACTTCCATAAGGTCAGACGCAGCGTCACCCCCACTCGGCATTAATGGACTACGTGCAGCTAGGATAATTCCTGACTTGTGTAGACCAATGTTACGTACAGATGATCCCTTGACTGTTACAGCAGCACTTGATGCAGCCTGTAGAAGTCCTGGAGCAGCGATTGTAACTACAGCACCAGAAACCGCTGTTACAACATACTGGTTAGAGTCTGTTGCAATGCTGATAACGTCACCAACCAAAATGGTTGCTGTGTTACCAGAGCAAGTTAGCGCAGTATCACCAACAGTGTTGGATGTTACAGTTGCGTTGTTACCTGCACCGACTGATGGAGTCTGTACCCAACGTGAGTTGTGGATCATTAGACCTTCAACGGATGCAATTGCACCACGACGTAGGAGATCTTCTGACGCAGCTTCGTTAGCCTTGAAGAGTGAACTCTGCTTGCCACGTAGATTCTGATAAGCCGCTGATCCGAGGATCAAATGACGTTCTGAATCGATTGGCGCACCGTTATCATCAAGAATGCGGTTAACAGCAGCGAAATCGCTGAAGTCAGACGCAGTTGCGAATGCAGTGTTACCATTTGAACCAGCAGCACGCGACGCACCAAGGTACGCAGTGTTCGCTAGATCCTTTTCAACTTCGTTACCGAGCGCACGGAATGCCTGTGCAAACTGGTCACGAACAATGGTGTCATACATCATACCAACTGACTTCTGCTCTTCACCAGTCCATTGGATAGGTGCGTTCTTGCTCTTGGAGATTGTTAGATCTCTGTATAGAACAGTCTGAGAACCAGTTGTTGGGACTGTTGCAGCAGGTGTGTTGTCACCTAGTGTTGCAGCCTGTGTGTATGGGCTACGGACGGTCTGGTTCAATGCAGCCTGTGAAGCCTGTGCATCGATTGTGACCGATGGAATGAAGCCGACCTGTTCACGGGCAACAGTATCTAGTGCTTCATAAATGACTGGAATTAAGCCAGTAAGGGTGTTGGACATTTTTTCTTCTCCTGAAGGAACTTATTTTATTTAGTCAACTACGCGAACACCCTTAGCAATCTTGGCAGCACGGTCCTTGAAACCTAACTTGTCAAACTCACTACGAGTAATCTCATTATCTCCAGCACCAGTCTTTCCCTCACTTGGAGTCTTAACTGTTGTCGAAGAAACTTTCTTCTCAAACAGGAATGGATACTGCGACTTCAGGAGTTGAACTCCTGCTTGTACAGAAGTCTCATCCACGCCACCATCTTCATCCCATTCAATCTTGCTTGGATCAATCAGTTTCAATGCTGCATCCAGCCCGTCACTGATCACACCCAATTTGGTTAGTCTTGCAGTTGCCGCAGTGCGGACATCAGCAGTTCTAGCCTTTTCTAATATCTTGGCTCTCGCAGCAGTTTCCTGTTGCCAGAGCGCCTTATAATCTTGGTCGCTTTCAGATGGCTCTTGTTTTGCCTTCTTCGCTGCGTCCCTTTCTTTTTCAAGTTTCTTGCGGATGTTTCGGTTTTTGGCTGCTTCGGCTTCTGCCTCTGCTGCTTTCTGCTTCCAGAAGTCAACGTTGTTTTCATCGTTGCCTGTATCTGTCTGGTCAACAGCATCAACCTTCTTATCATCCACAACTTGTTCATTACTATCGCTCTTGGTACTCATATTGGTGTCCTCCGACATCGTGTGCTTTGCTAACCTCCGTTAGCGTGCGTGTTATAAAATATCTACATTCCTATTTAGCAATCTCCAAAATTCTCTTTATCCGTTACTGCTATCTGTATGGAATGGACGAATAGGCTTTTCTGCTGCCTGTTCTGCGGCAACCACAGGTGCTGGTGGTGGCTGTGTTTCGTCATTGACCATGTTATTAAGCTTGATGGTACGTGCCATCTTGTCTAAGGCTTCTGCCTCGGTCATACCTTCCACTTCCATGAAGTAATCAACAATTGTTGCTCTGTTAGCCGCAATCTTTGCAGTCCAGATTTGCTCTAGTTCTGCACGGTTGACTGGAAGATTAGGTGGAGCGAACTTGGCTTGTAGAACACCTTCAGTTAGAAGATTTGGGTAAAGTTGTTTGGTGATCTCATAGAATCTACGAAGACCAGCAATCATTGATTGTGCGCGACGTTCACGAAGGTTCAGGTTGGCAACTTCTTCCACAATCAACTGGAATCCAGATGTTGCGTTGCCTTGTCCACCCATCTTTAATTGAACATCCCAATCATTTGCTACTGCCTCGGCAAGTGAATCAATTACTTCTTGAAGCTTGAGAAGATCGGTATCTGGACCTTCAAACTTGATGGATCCAGCCTGACCACTATCATCAAGACCCAACTTGATTAGGGATCCAAGACCACCTAATGAGGTTGAAACTTTCTGCTGATAGAAAGGAATGTCATTGTAAACAGCACCACCAGGAGTGAATCCATGTTGTGCCGCTGGAACAACTTGTGATCCAGAATTTTCATCGTTGTTGACGATGTTTCCAGTGACAAATGCAGTCTTCTGCTTCTGCCATGCAACAGCAAATTCAAGATCTGTAAGGTGAAGGTTCACCATTTCCTGAATTGCACGGATGTCTTCTGGAACATCAACAAAGTAACCAGAACGTGGCTTGTTGATATCATAGAAGAAGCACGCTGGAACGAATCCATCTGGATTTGGCTGTCTGTTTACGATTGTTTCTTTCTGATCTCCAGCATTTCCAGATGATGCACTTCTGGAATTTGTAACCAGCACATCAACGATTTCTTCTGGTGTAATTAGACGATATCCCCAACAATCGTCATCAAGATCGTCAGTGTCACCATCACTATCAACATCTGTAAGAAATGCTAGTGCGGTGATCTTTGTTCTTTGTGGATTCATCTTCACAACGGAATTTCCACGGTGAAGGATTGTTAATAGAAGTGCTTCACCGTTGGTCGCATCAAAACGATACTGACCATTAACAGTGATGGTGTCTTCTGGAACGTAACGTTGCTGTAGAACTACAACAGACTTTAATAGACGCGAATAGGCATCAACGTTCTGGAACATTTCCAGCCAATCTGCGGATTCCATAATTGCATTGAAGTTTTCGTCTGTGACTAGCTTCAATGAATTTGGAATATGAATTGATAGTACTGGTGGGCGATTGAAGAGAAGTCCTGACTTATCTACGATTGCCTTGGTGATGTTGCGAGTACGTGGAACAATGCCACGATTTCTCCATTCAACACGCTTACCAAATCCTTCACACTTGCCGTCCAGCATGTCTACTAGATGCTTTCTTTGGCGACCTTCGTACATATCTACCAATAGATTTGCGTGCCTTGCTTCCTTGGTATTGAATTCATCAGCATCTATTGGATATGCATCCATTGGGCTGTCTTGATCATTCTTATTGTTATTTGCCATTGTTTAGCTCGCTCTATAGGTATTCTTATTTAGTTATCCGCGAATGACGGTACTTGTGGGTAGACGGTTTCTTGGAGGGAAGATGGCTGATACGAAGTAACCAAGGGCATCCACAGGGTGATCTACGTCATTTGCCTTATCTGGCTTACCTTTATCATCGTAACTTTGGGTTTCAAGCGACTTGGCTAGAAGTGGTGCCTTCCTATCATTAATGAATAGGTTTCTGGTCTTGTTATCGGCAGCACATAACTTGGAGTTCACCACCCCTACTCTGTCAGCTACCAGAATGTGGCGTTTGTAGGCAAAGACGTTCTGTTCACCGAAGAATTGACGAAGAATCTGAATATCTGTCTGTGATGCGTTGGTCTTTTCTGATTGACCAGCACTATCCACATACATCTTGATCTGTCTTCCCCTGTATCTCTTTTGTAATTCTTCAGCCAATGCAAGTGTGTTGTGCTGTCCAAAACATTCATCCACCATGTGAATGTTTCCACCGAAGATGATTCCAGTTTCGGCGCACATCTTGTTAACGTTGAAGTCAACGCCAATGTGTAATGGTGCGTTTGGATGCTTTTCTAGCGTCTCTTCTGACCCATTCTTTATACGGTCATAGGAGTAATAGACGGCACCAGTATTGAAGTTGCACCATTCGTTGTTTACGTAGGCTGCAAATTGCTTTTCTGAAAGCTGTTCTTTAAGACGTTCTACGTATCCATCATCAACGAATGGATTGTCTTTTACGTGGCACTCATAGACCTTACGATCTACTCCAGCATTCTGAACAAAGAAGTTGTAGCAGAACTGGAAGCCTTCCTTGGTTGAAGCAACATTTCCTTGAATGTTGTTGCCTCGCGTCAAACGTCCAACCATCTTCTGCCATGCTTGAGTGCAGGTTTCAAATCCAGACGTATCAAATTCATCTGCACAGAAATGGGAGATTGTGAATCCACGAATACGATCCCAGTTTTCTGAACTTCTGAAGTAGATGGTTGACTTGGTACCATTGAAATCCAGAACCACTCTTGGATTCACGGCATTACGGTACATCCAATAGGTTTCACCCTCTCTCCAGCCCAACTGGTCACAAATTTCATTGAACATTGGCATGGCAATACCTTCAACCATGCTTCCAGTTGGTTCTAGAAAAAGACTGTCATAGCCTTTGTTCAGACCCTGTAGATAGAGTGATTTGAGTACTAGTGCGCGGGTTTTTCCACTTCTATAGCCACCAAGATAGGCACAAAAAGGTGTTTTGACATCAAGCAGGAAGTCAGATTGACTCTGTATGAGTGGAACAACAGGTAGAGACATTTAGAAACACCATATGAATATGATGTTCTATTTAGCTGATGCTATTTTTCTTCTTCTGGTGCCTTAGCTGGAAGAATCTGAACTGTGAATCCACCAACACTGCCATCTTTGATCTGTGTGAGTTCAATTCCTTCAGCTTCGGTCTTCAGAAGACGATGAAGACGCGCAATTTCCTGATTTCTTGCTGGATCCTTCTTGTCTTGAACGATATCCCAAGACATTCTGATCATTCTTGTACGTCCACTACGTCTTCCTTCCTGTAGCCATTCATCGATTTCAGGATATTCGTGCTTCTTTTCACAGAACTTCTTGTGTGTGATGTCACAAGCAACAGCAATATCCTTATCAAATAGACCTTGTGAAGCAAGTTCTATAATTTTGTCCTTGTAAGGTGTTGGAACCCAACGTGGTCTGCCACCAAGATTGTTTCTTGGGGCTGCTGGTGCTTCTTCTGTTACTTCTGGAGTTGGATTGTTTGCTGTTTCATCAGTCATCTTATTCTTCTTCTCAATTGTTGACTTGTTAGTTATTTAGCAAACCTTATTTCTTCATCAATTAAGGAGAATCCTGTAAGTGTTCGCATATTCAGCCTTCTTCTTATAGCTGGATCTCCAGCGAAGAATAGTGACCTTGTGAAGTACTGGTGGGATATCCATTCCATCTGGATCGTATTTCAAAATACCTAGAGTTGGAACGTAGATCTTTTTGGAAGTGTTCCAGTACTGCTGACTGATTCTCTCCTGTCGCACATAGAATGTAATGCGGTCACAGGATCTCTTATCACGAAGATTGTTGAATTCTTCGTTGTTGGAGAGTTTGTAGACAGCACCATTTAAATAATAGTCTTCAAGGTTCTTTGCAAAGTTTCTAATGATTGTCTTTGGTGCCTTGGTCAGCACCTTGTGATGTCTCTTTGCACACTTGGACATCCAGCGTTGATTACGCTTCACTGGTGATGTCTGGTGAATTTCAGTCTTTGCTCTTTCCAGAAAGTGTGGAAGTGCCTTCTCCCACTGGTCTTCAGTAAAGTATGGGTGCCTGTTGTGGTCTGTATCAGAGAACTCTATGAAGTTTTCATCATAGCCACTCATTTGAACCAAACGAGTCTGTAACGGATGTGCCCAACGGTATAAGGCTTCCATTACGTCTAGGTGTTCTTCAATCTTTCTATTTTGGTGTGTGGTGGCATGTAGGATCATCGAACTTCCCTCTGTGGGTTTCACATAGGTATATAGATGATCCGAAAGTTCAGTCTTTCTTGTAGTCGCTTAAATATTCCGCTGCCCTAATAAGAATATTCGGTGTCTCTCGGCTCAAGCCTATAAGCAAGTTACAGTGGTGACATAGGATGCTGCGAATCTGTCCTGTATCATGGTTGTGATCCAAGTGAATGAAGCGGTCTTCTAGACCTTCAAATGTAGTTCCACAGACATTACAAGAATTGTTCTGAGTAATTTTGATAGTGGAATATTCCTGAAGAGATATTCCATATGTACTGGAAAGACGAGAGTTCTTAGATCTTCCAGAAGCACGATACTTCTGTGTAGTTTCTTTACCCTTTGTAGATTGGTTGTATCTGATATTTCTTAATCGTGCTAGTTCACGTTGCTCTGGTGTCCACTTAGAGCGCCTTTTTCTGGCGGTTTCAGTTTGCTTCTTCTTTGCTTTTACAAAACTCTCTGGACTAATCCAACTTTCCTTTTTTTCTTTCAGCCCAGTTCTTTTATTCGTAATAGTTTTGTATGACCAGAAGATGTATCCATCTTCTCGCACATCTTTGTGATGATAAGTATTCATGCTGGTGACTCCTAAACAGTTATTAGAGTCCTTGGGATTTTGCAGATCCGTGAAGGACACTTCTATTTAGTCGCCCGCAGAACACAATCTCATCACATCAGCACAAATATCCGAGACGGGATCATGTGCCACGAAGCCATCTGGCTTATCTTCTGTGAATGAAGGAATTCCAAAACAGTTCAGTGCGGTTCTAACGTCACGTTGATTGTAGTAAAAGAATAGTGGCTTCTCGTTCAGAGCATTTGCAAAGGAACTCAGCACAACTCCATCCAGTGAACCACGGCACCACACTACAATTCCTTTTGGATAGAACTCTTTTCGTAATGCTTCGAATCCATCAAGTGGTGATAGATCTAGTGGGGATGGTATTAGTGATTTTGCCTGTGCTTCTGGTGACTGATGTGACCACCAATCAACTGTCTTCTTAGATGCTGTGCGCTTTAATGGCACCTGTGCTTTCGCATCGAACTTGAAGAACTTAGCTCTATTCATGAACTCTGGAAAGGTTGTCTTTCTGTCTTCTTCAAGATCAAATTTCACAGTAGCAACCGATAGAATGATTGCTGTGCTTTCTGTTGATAGACATTCTATGTCTACGCAAATGTTTGTATATCTTTTGTTTGATCCCATTCATCTATTTAGAAATTGATGAATTTCACATTCTATTTGTCTGGTGTGTCTTCGTTGTTCTGTGATCTGAGATTGATCAACTTGGATCCAATATGCCCACCAGTGATGGTGGTGGCATAGGCAATGAAGAATTCAACACTGTGAATGTTGGCAAGAAATCCATAGGTCAACATCACGTAGCCAGCGTTCACCCATGCCTTGTAGGCAGAAACCAGTTGTGTAGATTGATCCACAAAGAGGAACTGATAGATCCACTTGAATGTTTTTGTTGCTTTAGTCTCTTCCATCAGTTGAACCTGTTGTGATCAAAGACA